GAGTCTTCGATGAGACTGAATCTGATCTCGGTGTCGTTGATCTGAACGCCTTTAATCTTTCCGGTGAAAAGCTTTCTGATTCTCGTTGTGTCGATCGAGCCAAGAGCTGTCCAGATATCACAGGAACAATCGGCGTACGAGTCAGAATAAGCATTCTCGAAAAGGTCGGTGTTATGCCATGCAACAACTAGCGGGGTGATCTCAACTGGCGTAAAGCCTGCAAAGTTCTCAGAAACAGATTTCGTTATCTCGGGATGCTCTGAGATACATCCAGCCCATCGAACCTGCTCTGTTGTGTCATCGGTCGGGGTCTTAAACCATCCGATGTCAGCACTTGAGACGAATGTCCAGTACTCTACCACAATTGTGGTAAGCGTATCGTCGGCCAAAGCCCCGCCTTCTGAGTCAATGAAGGCGCCGAAGTAAAGACGATCTTGAGTGTCATCAAAGAACCACTCTCCAGATCCGAGCGCCGCAAGACTTGACTCTTCTGTCAGCTCAACACGGCCCATCGGCTCAGCGGTCGCCGTCGGAGTCAGCGCAACAGACTCAACATCTCCAAGCGTGAAGGGGAGATAGTATTTCGATTCGCTTCCATCGAACACCATGTCGGAACCAGAGAAGCGCCGCTTCCTGCTGATCTTTGCAAAGACGAAAACATCCTTGCCGCCACGGTCAACGAATGAAGCGTAGCTCATCGCCGCACCTCACGCGTGATCAGTGCAACATGAAACGGGAATCGTCCAAGCTGTTCGAAAGTCGTTGAACCAGAGAACGAGACGATCGGATCAGGATATGTGCGAACCCAGGCAAGATGGTTGTCGTCGTCTCCGGTGTATCCGCTTGCCGTTAGATTCAGCGTGTATTCAACATTCGGAGCGAGAAGCGGAGCAGTGTCGAACTCAAAGAAGATCTCAGCGCATGAGTAGTTGGCTGATGAGATCTGAGCGAGCGTGTACGTTGTCGACGCTGTCGCTATAAACCCGCGTCCTCCAGAGCTAGCTTGATAACCAGACCGAAGCTCAAGACCAAGACTAGAAAGAGAAGGTGCTCCATATTTTACAACCTGAAGACGAACCGCCTTCAGCTCCATCATCCGGTTTACGTCGAAACGGTGAAAGAATGTCGCTGGCGTTGCCGCCATGTCTGCAGTCTTTAGAGCCTCACCTACGACGCCGTAGCTCATACGTCCTCAACAACTGTCCAAGACGATGACCACTGGTTGGGCCGATCGAGCTTTGACGGCATTGGCTCAGCGAAAAGAACTTGCAGAACCCATCGCTCCATGTCGGTCGAGAACACTTCATCAGGATCAAGGATCAGATGGAACGGAACTCCGAGACCGACGTCTGCATACAAATCGCGCAATGACTCAATTTCAGATTTTGTAAGAAACTGCCAATCAAGCACGACCTCCATTGTTCTGCCCATCATGGCGGCGAACGATGAACCAGACATTGTGCGCGTGACCTTTGACAGGTCGATCTCGTTCACGTCGAGCGGGAACTGTGGGCATCCTTGAGTCAAGGTGAGCGTGTCGCCGAGAAGAAGAGACGAGATCTCAATATATCCGCGCGCGCTATCGACGTCCTGGATATGGACTCTCCAATAACGAAGCCCAGTCGTATGCAGGCCAGTTGCACTGTGGACAGCCATGCCGAAATCAGTGTGGGTGAGAGTCGTGCTATAGGCCGGTGACGTCCAGGAGTTCGTCGCGTTACCTTGGATCTTCACTGTCGCTGTCTGCGAAATGCGAAGCGGTTCGTTCCTTGGTCCGAACAGTGCAAAGGCCTTCGGATTAAATGCAACGCCGAGGTCTAGCACAACAAATTCGTCTGTGTGGATTCTTACATTGTCTGTCGTGTAAGACCCAGAACCTGATGTGTTTACTGCCTCAAATCCAAGCAATGTGCGTGCGGTGAATGCGGCATCAGCGCAACGAAGTTCGAACGCGCTGGCCCCGCCGCTTAGATCAGAGGTAAACGTCAGCTTCTTTGTTGTTGAGCTTCTGGTCACCGTGTAGTTCGCAAGCCCAGCCGCTTCCATTGCAGCATCAACGGCCGCAAGAAATGCGGCGTCTGTCGTGTACTCGGCCACGGCAATCGTCGCATCTTTATCGGCCCCGCCGCTCGCGTCTCGAAACCTGATCACATTGTTTGATGAAGTGACGTTGAAGTAGCCGGCCGATCTCCAGACTTTTGACCGGCGAACAGTTCCTTCTAAGTTCGTCACCGCGAATCCAGTTGCTGCGCTAGACGCGGTCAGTGTCGAGTAGCGCTCAGACGAGAAGTAATTCGGATAACAGACCTTCACGCTCATGTTCTGAATCCTTGTCTATTAAGGTCGAGGATTGCTGTCGCGAGATCACGCTGGCCGATCTGCACTTTTACCACTGCCGCCTGTTGGTTCCCACCGCCTCCAGCAATTGCTGAACTTGTAAACCCACCGCCAGTAAACCCGCCAGTCTTTCCGAATCCCAAGAAATTGCTGACAGTGTCCGCTACGGCCTGAACACCTCTTCCAGCAACTGCCCCAACAGGATTTAAAAAGTTGCCAATACTTCCGCCGATACCATTTCCACTAATCGACCCTAACTGACTACCGACTCCGTTACCGATCCCCTTAACAGGATTCAAATTGTCGATCAGTCTTTGGAGCGCTTCGCCGATCTTGTTGGCGAGCTCCTCGATGAAGCGGCCTGCGCCTTCAAGAATCTTTCCGATGAACTCACCGGCACCGCGCAGGATCTCAGAAACAAACCTGCGAGCACCTTCGACAAGACTTGGTGGTAAGTAAAAAACGAGGGCTTTCGCTAAAGCAATTGCTATCCTGTCGGCCTTTGCCGCCAATGCCTCGATCAATACAGGAATATTTTCTGCGATCGTATCTATGATCTCTGGAATCGCATCTATAAATGCCTTAACCTGTTCACGCACAACGTCTTTTGGCTGCGCAAGAAATCCAACAAGACCGCCAATCCCTGGTACTCCAAGAAGTCTCTGTCCTAGATTTTCAGCTATAAGAGATATGCTATTGACAGCACCTTGCCGCCCTTGAAGCGCTTGTGAAACACCGCCAACAAGGAATGCTCCAAATTGGCGCTGCATGTTTGATAGTCCGAGTTTATTAAAATCACCGTCTTTAATTGGCTTGATTATATCGCCAACATTCTTAGATGTTTGTTCAAGCTGTGATTTAAACTCGTCGTTTTGTTTTTTTAACTCTTCTGTCTGCTTCTCCATTTCAGCAGTATTTTTTTTCAGACGCTCAAATGCTCCAGACTGAGCAGCTTTTATTCTCTCCATCATTTGAGAGTATGTTTCAGCGTTACGATTAGACTTGTCTCCATTCTTATCGAATTGCAAACCAGTCTTCTCTGCCTCTTTGGTCAACCTCTCCTGACCGTCGGCGGCCTTGTCGATTGCCGCCTGGACTTCAGACAGTGCTGTGTTAAACTTATCAAAGAGCTTTGTATCGCGTTCGGCCAACTTATCGATCTCTTTAAATCGATCGCGTGTTGCTGTAACAACATCTAGTGATTTTGCGAAACCACGGATATCTCCTTTTTTTAGAGATTCAGTCGCTTTGTCAAATGATTCGAGAGCCTGAACTGCTGGCTCTAGAAATCTAGCTATTTTAAAGAATGCGTTATTAACGGCCTCGACAATTTGAGACACAACATAGAAGCCCTTGACCATTGCCGATAGACTTCCAGAAATAAATGTTTTGAATATCTCATCATTCTCTCCAACGGCAACAGCAATATCCCTAAATAAACCGCCAATAATTTTCAGAGAATTTATTAGCGCAGGGTTTTTAACTACTGATGAACCAAGCTCCTCGAAGATATCACCAAATGCCTGTTTTAGCTTTTCAACTTGAACTGAGAACTTATCAAGGTCTCTTATCGCTGATCCGCCTGCTACTTTTAAGACAACATCAAGAGCCCCGCCAGCCTTTAGCGCCTCCTCTGATAGTCCGCGCAAGGCTGGAACTTGTTCTGCTATTCGTCCAGCAGTTCCATCAAATGTCTGACCAAGTTGTCTGGCAGTGGTGTCGAGATCCTGCCCAAGAAACGATGCAAGCTCTACGGCTGCTTTGCCGAACTTCGCAGTTTCTCTGTTTGATAGTCCAAACTGTTTCCCGATCCTGAATGCATTCAAGATTGCTTCATCACTAAATCTAGATACTTCAGATAGAGACTTTGCTAAATCTTCGAAGACTTTGACATTTTGTTCCGAAAAACTTCCAGAAGCTTTAAGGGAAGATGCTAGTCCTTGTATCGCATTATCAGCCTCGATTGCTTCATCGATTGCTTTCTCAAAGACGCTTGCGATTGTTTTGCCGAAGTCGATTGCAGCTCGAGCCAGCTCAATGAAAGCGATACCGCTTACCGCGATACCAGTTGCCTTCGCCTGCTTCTCAACACCACTCAGCGACTTGTTGATGCCGCCGACAAGTTCGTTGGTGTCTTCGATTGCTTTCTTGATCTGCAGGTCTATGTCGACTGGAACTGAGATAGCCAAGACTTACCTCCGCTTCGAACTCTTCTCGGCCTTCTCTCTGGCCTTGGCCTCAAGCGCTTCGATCTCGTCAGAGATGATGAGAAACGCCTCACCTCTGAAAGCATCGACTGTCGATAGGTCTTGCGTCAACCCCACCGCCTTCAGTCTTCGACGTTGGTTGTACTCGGCGACCAGCCAGAGCGTCTCGTTCTCCACGTTGTGCTTGTGATACAGCGCGCGAACTTGTGCTCTGATCGCCGGCTCTAGTTTCCCGCGAAACCTCGAAGCGCAGCGAGCGCAAGCTCTGCCGTTAACTTATCGAACGCTGGATTGTTAAACATCTCTTCAGTTGTATTTGCAGATGCAAGACCATCTGCAGTCTTGATCTCAACAGCCTGGACCATTGGCATCACTTTATCAGCCAGCGCCGCTACCATCTCAAGCCTGGCAGCAACTGTATCCGACTCATTTTTGCCAGCAAACTCTGCTTGAAGACGCAGACGCTCAGAGAAGTTCGGAACCTTTACCTTGATCGTTCCAACGAATTCGGCGGGAGACTCAGCCCCCGCCTTCATAGATGCAGACACGAAATCGATGACCATCGAAGCTCCTAGAGGAAGTTTAGGTAAACTTCTCCATTGCCACTCGAGTCAACAAACGCTGTCAATTCCAAATTGAGACCAATCACTGAATCGAGGTCTGTAAGCTCGAAGCTAGATACAACTGCATTCGGTAAGAAGAAGTTGCCGCACTGTCCTGCGACCCAGTTACCGCCAGAGCGTGGGCCGAAGTTGAACGCTGCTGCGACTTCGGTGTTTGACCGGAATCGCTGGAACATCTTTGCTTCGTACTTATCGAGCAGGGCCGTGATGGTCATTGTGACCTGTCGACCAGTCGCAAGCTTCTGCTGAACACCACTCTCTGCGCACATGCAAAGCACGTTTGCTTTAGTGACCGACATCGAAACGTCGACAGTCTGAGCACAGAAGCAAGTCGTGTCTGTCTCGTCTCCGAGAAGGATCTCGAGATACTTGGCAGCAATCGGATCAGTTGAATCAAATGCTGGAGTGTACGGCGCAGCATAAGTCTGAGCGTTGTCAGACGTGTACGTCAGAGCACCGGTGTCGTTAGCCGCGACTGAGAACCCGATCTTGTCGCCAATGGTGTTCGCGGTGTTTGTACCTGTATTCCACAAGAGACTCAGCGTCGTGCCATCAGATGCAATCGTGAACTTACCAGTGACCGACGAATAGGTGACGGTGAACGTGTTCGAAGACCCTAGAGCGTTCATCGAATCCTGAAGCGCTGTCGCAAGCTCGTAAGGATCGCGGTAAACCTTTGCCGTGATTGCAGCAGCTCGAGTCGTCGCGTCATCAAGGAAGTCGAGATAGACGTCAGCTGCGGCGATGCGGATTGGGTTAAAGAAGTACTTCGTCCCTTGAGCCGTAAAGCTAGCGTTGATCAGCTGACCGGCCTGGGCATTGAATCCAAATTCTGTCGTCTGACATCCAGCAATCGCTTCGATCGCATGGCCGTTGCCACGGTACAGATGCGCCGAGAACGATGGATGTCCGGAGTTTGCTGGGCTGTAGTTGACGCACTTGCCTACGCCAATGCCAGACGCCGGAGCGTTTGCCAAGTTGAAAGCAAGCGTTGCGTCGTTCGTCGCCATCGAAAGGACGTTTCGGATCGAGTATCCGTTCGTTCCATCTTTGACGAGCATTGCGAAACCGCGCGCGAAATCAGAACCGCCAGATGCAAGCTTCACCAAAGAGACTGTCGAACTGGCAGCAGTCAGGCGCTCAGTCCCATTTGCTGTCATTGTTCCAAACGCCGATTCGATGACCTCAGAAATCTCCGGCGCTGTGCCTTCAGTTCCAGATGCTTTCAGATAGTGAGAGAAGCTTAGCTCCGGAGACTCAAGACCCTGGATCGGTTTCGCCGAACCAATCGATGCGCGGATCTCATCATTCGACAAGACCTCAAAAGATGGAGTCAGAGAAACGTCTGGCTGGAGCGCAACGAAATCTGTCGTTGCCGCTGGATCAATCAGCGTTCCTTCTGTTGTTTCTTCCTTGATCCCTAGAACATTCGATCGTGAACTTCCAAGTGCCATTCATCCCTCCTAGGGCGCATCAAATATTTCGGCTTCAAAAGTAAGCCTTATTGCGTAGTACATTGAACCTTCGGACCCGCCGAACGATTCAACACCGCCGTCAGAAACGAATCGACAATTTGTGTCGGACGTATCTAGACGCACGTTTCTCTCAAAATCATTGACGACTGATCTTGCATCTTCAAGCAAAGCCTTCACCACGCCATCGCGTGTTGTGTCGTCATTCTCTCCAGCGTCAGCACAACGGGTCAGAACAACAGTCATGGTTCTGACCGTAGTTACTACGCTGCATAGGTTCCGATTACTGTTTGATCCTGGACCAATTGCCAAACCCCAACCCTGGTCAAGCATCGTGCTGGCGTTTGATTTAAGATCGTATGGGTTTGACAGACGTTGGTAGGTCGCCGATGTGACAGGAAACAGAGTTCCTAGTCTTGAGATCATTTGGTCATAGGCTGTCGAGATCACAGACACTTAGACCCTCCTGATTCCAACGACCGGCTTTCGTTCTTCAGTGCTGAGGCGGCCGTCGTTGTTTCGGTCAAGGCCTGCCAATGTGTTTTCAAGTTGGTTTTGGTATGACTCCTGAGCATCGATCACGCGGTCGGCGTAGTCTTCGCCCATGCCGCCCATGATGATTGCTGCGCACTTGTGCATCGATGGGACTGCAAACAGCTCCCAATCAAATACTTCAGATCCAGACGAAACATAGCGACGCTTTCGAAGGTCGCGGATCAGTTCCTCTGAGGCCAGAACATGCTGCTCATCCCAGCTCGTTTTTCCTGACGTGTGTGCGGTCATGACCTTTGATCTCAAAAGGTCAGGGTAATATCCGCCCATCAATGAATCGTCTGAGAACTTGTGCCCAATGTATGAAACTGCGGTTGATGCAAGAAGGTCAGCTGAGAATGTGATCTTGACCCAGAACATGTCATAGAT